TGGTTGTCGCCGTTGAAGAAAAACTTGTCGCTCGTCTGGAAGAGTCCGGTATCCTCCTCGGTGCTTGTATACCCCTTGAGTCTAATCTGCCCTGTGTCGGAACCATCTGTGCTGAACGTCACGTCCGCACCAGAACCGTCTCTAGATGCACCATTCTTCATATACACGGTGTCGCCTGCTGCAACAGCAGCAGTCGCACTGGCGATTGCAGTCCACGCATCCGCTTCGGATGTTCCGTCATTTGCACCTGCTGCATCCGGGTAATAGTAATACGTTGTCATTTCTATCTACTCTCCACTGTTATTTTATTTAGTGACATTACGGTCTAGCCTCCAAAGTCACTAACATTGTGAAATTGGTATGATTTCCTGCGTTACTCACTACATCCACTACCAAGTAACCACCCAAATTACCCAAACCAACGGCAGGAGTATCTACATTCGCTTTAGCAACAGTAGTGTGATATTCCCCACCTAGCGGGATTGCAACTGTTTCTACTGTTCCCTGTATTGCTGGAGATGCTGCTTCTAGGCTAGAGGCTCTCCGTATGAATTTGAGTGCAATAGAAAGCGAATCACCAGATCCAGCAGGCGAAACATCGTGTGAACGAAGATCAATATTGATTACATCCATTTTATCCAATGGAACAGCATATAATCCCTTATAACGAATTCCCGTTGTCAGAGGAACATCTGAATCTACTATAAATGTTGCAGTAGTTTTGAATGATTCAAATTCAAGATCACCGGCATTATTGACTATTAGAACATCACCAGTTGCACCACCCGCAACGGTCAATGAACCACTGACATCAACACTACCACCAAAGGTTGCACCGCCACCGCATGATATTCCCGCAAATTCAACTACCAAACTAGAAGTAGTAACACCATCGGACGTTATACCGTTCCAATGTGAAACATAATCACCGACTGGTCCTGTTGCTCCTGTGGACCCTCTTTCTCCTGTTGAACCTGTTGCCCCAATGGCACCTGTTGCTCCTGTTGCTCCAATGGCTCCAGTGGCACCTGTTGCTCCAATGGCTCCAGTTGCTCCAATGGCACCTGTTGCTCCTGTTGCTCCAATGGCTCCAGTTGCTCCTGTTGCTCCAATGGCTCCAGTGGCACCTGTTGCTCCAATGGCTCCAGTGGCACCTGTTGCTCCTGTTGCTCCTGTTGCTCCAATGGCACCTGTTGCTCCAGTTGCACCTGTTGATCCACGGTCGCCTGTGGGTCCGACAATCCCGGCAACATCTCCGGTCATCCCGTTTATGCTAGAGACTCCGATTACATCGCCAGTTTCACCATTGAATGTGTTGACATTGTTTCGGTTTCTACGAATATCGGCGAGTCTTCTTCCCCCATCTAATGATCGACGAACTTCGATTTTGCCTGACTTCTTGTTCATTTTACGAATTCATGTAGATCGCACTTGCGTCCAACCGAATGACTCCATCTGCGTTCAGGAAAATGTTGGATCCGTCCATATGGATCTTAGAGCCAGTTCCCGAAGTGATTGTTGTGTTGCCCTGTGTTCCGATCTTAGTATCGCCTCCGGTGATGATGTGTGTATTCTCTCCTGCATAGATAATAACTCGTCCGTCATCCACGCCGATGTTTAGATGATCTCCGACCGTAATGTTGCAGTTTCCTTTGACATGCAGGTTATCTTCCCCTGCAACGACCGTATACCGCTCCCCTTCGATCCGAGACACCTGTTTTCCGTCTGGGTGGACCTCATGCATTGTTCCTGATTTATGGTAGATATGAAGACGTTCTGCGTCCTCTGTGTCATCGATCTCGATAACATGACCCGACTTATACTCGATGACATTATTGAAGGGATATGCAGCCTTGTATGGTACATCTGGTTCATATCGATATGCTCTACTTGATCCAGATACCATAGGAAGAATCATTGACTCAGAAGACTGTCTCTCTCGTTTGGTCTTGACAATAGTTTCGTCAATCTCTTCATTTCGAGCGAGCCGGTTTGTATCGTGGACTTCCTTAGAACCATAGATGTTACTGGGTTTGATTCCACCAATGGTCCCCATGATCACAGGCTCTTGAGATGCCTTTCCGTCTTTGAAGAAGCCTACAACCATAGTCCCCTCGGTCATCCCCGTGGGACTAGACCCAACTCCCTCTAGGGTCGTGGAGTTCACAGGCATAATCAAGTGCGCCCACGGAAGATCGGTTGTTGGGAGAAGACGCTCGTTCTTGTTATGAATTCCAACACAACGAACACGGACCCGTCCCAACTTGAGGGGGTCCATTATGTCCTCTACCGTCCCAACGAACCAATCAAAGGTTCTTATGGAGTTCACAAAACCTTCGTTCATTTTCTACCATGCTCCAATTCTAAGATCTAATGGTGTGGGACTGTTTGCACCACCACCACCGAACATATTCTCTACTGTATGTTTGTCTGTTCCCAAGAAGGTATTTTCGTCTGGGACTGCCATAGGAGAAGTGTCTCTTCCCAACTCAATGAAACTGGTAAATTGGTGATCTGACAGCATTTTTACTTCTTGTCGAATGTTGGTTATGACATACCTACCGGATGTGGATTTGTCTATGTTATCCTGTTTTTTCTTAGAAGGAATTTCGGGTGAGGGGATCTGCAAAGACACAACATCACCCACATTCAGTCCCGAGTTGCCAGAAACAGATATCCAAACCCGAATAGGATTGAATCCCCTAGAAGAGAGTTGTCTGCTGAGAAGGTGAGTTTTGAAATCGTTTGGATGATTATACTTGTCCAATACCGTTCGTGTTGTATAGATGGATTCTAATGAATCGTCTTCATTTGTTGATATATTATAATCAAGTGCGACTTCGTTAATTTCGTGTAATCCACTAGACTGGTGACGGAAAAAGACTCTTGCATCAAATTTCTGGTCATACCGATTTTTTACGGGAAGGTTTCTATAATCTTCGAGATTGGATGATGTTTTTCTTCGTTCTACATAGATGTCATCTGAACCGAGCATAGAATGATTTTCTGTTTTCTTGGTCCAATCAAATGTTACTATTCGACAAGCGTGGAGTCCTTTCTCCATTTCGGTGTACCTATTGTAGTACGACCGAACTTGAAATTCCTTGATGATTGGAAATTCCTCTATAGCCCGAAGCGGTAATTCTGGTGGTTCTAGTCTGTAGGTGATCTTGGATCTTCCTGCAAATAAACCAGTCACGCTTCGGCAATTCCAACCATAAGAAGACTCGAACAAAATGAAGTCGCTCATGTTGGACAAGTAACCGCGACATCTTGAAGTGAAGTATTTCAGGGATTCGTGTAATGTGAAAGAAGGAATCACCCACACACTTCGGTATTTACTTCCGTCTATATTACCCAATTTACTTCCATTCTCCAGAAGGAGATTTTTGATGCTACTACTAGCAGTTCCCCTAAAAGATCTGTCTATTCTAGATGTAGTGAAGTCAATGTAGTTGGGGGAGATGCAAGACAGTTGGTAATACTCGGAGGATCCTTGTTGTGATTTGGTTCGTTTTCCAACCTTCATAACATCAAATTTCACGGTCGTATATTTATAGCCAAAGCCAGGTGTTCGGTAGATGATCTCTACACTCTCTTGTCCTATGACGGGAAATTTGGTCGCAAATCCGATGTTGTCCACCATATCAATGGTTGCTGTCATAAAGGAACCGTCAAGACTTTCGTAGATGCTGAACCCAAGGACCATCTTTTTGATCTCTTGAACACCACCAGCATCAGAGTAAATCTTGATGGAGGATATCTGTACATCATCTTGTCTTCTGTATTGATTGTCCTTACTCATTCAGTAGTTTCTCCACTGCCTCTATAACAACTGGAACGTAGTCTGGTCTAAGGATCTTGATCGTCCTCTTATTATCATAATTCATCATCTTGCTTTCCCATATCGTAACTGCATAGGTGGCATCATCACCCGAAATGTAGTTCTGTAGAAGGCAGTTGTCGTAGGAAACACCAACGGTTCCGTCATGCGTTTGTCCATCTGCCCCGATGATTGGATGTGATATAGTTGTGCCGGGAATGTATTGTGAAAGTGGGTTGAGGAGATCTCCGCTCGGACCCTCAAAATGGTCCAGTCCATAATAGGCGTAGTCTACGATCTTTCCGAGGGTGAATGTTCCGCTAGTAGATCCAACTACCTTAGCGTAATTTCCTTCTGCGAAATTTCCTCCTGTAATTGAATGAACCAAAATTCTTTGAAGGTTCATGTCGTAATCATATACTAATCCACGAACCCCACCAAACGAAGTTCCAGCAGAATCTTCATATGAAGCAATGGTGTCGTTTACTTTGACTCCCCTTGCTTCTAGTGTTTCTAGTGCCTGCGTAGAGCCGGTTTCGTGAATGAAGAATGCGCTTCCGGGATAATTCTTCTTGATGTTTCGTTCTGTGCAGTGTAATGAAAGGGACCAATCGAAATATGGGTTTTGGATTTCGTTGAACAATAGAATAATCCACCACAATGTATCATCTTCATATAGATCGTCCGCTAGAGTATCGGGTGTATCTCCATCCCGGAGTACATAATCATCAATCATATCAAGATTTTCAGAAGCACCAGAACCAAACACCACTCTTGAAATGATGTCCGTGACTCGAACGAGTCTCTTGTCGTTCAGTGGATATTCTCTTCCCGGAAATTTCTCGAAGTAATGCATCTATCAATAACCCTTTCTGATGTCCTGTCTCACAATCTCTTCCTTCTCTGTAAACGAGAGATCCAACTGAAGAGATATTGGTGTGTCTTGGTGGTTTGGGTCGTCAAATGTTTCCATAATTTCGTCGGGGTTTACGTTCATCGTGACTGATGTGCAGGCACAGTTCTTGATCTTTGGGAGGAATGTGTTTGGTCTGACGGTGGCTCTGTCTCCATCAGGACGAAGTCCTCCGTGAGCAATTACACCCTCCTTCACCTCATCTGATGTTCCCGTCCATATACCTAGAGTAAAGAATTCAATTTTGAATTCGGATGGTGTTAGAAGATAACCAGCACCGGGACCAAGTTCTGGTCGCATATGAAATCTGAATAATTTCACAATGTCTCTCATCATTTTGGCTTCGTTCTTATTTCGTGGACGAAAAACGAACGAAAAGTCAAATGTCCTCATTGACTGCCCCTCAAAGAGTTGTTCTGATCTATTATTCTCAACTGCCCCAGAAACCGCTTGGATTGCTTCTGCGGAATTGACTTCCATTCCCATAAAACCCAATCCCTGATCTACAGCATTAGCAGTAGCGGACAAAGCCTTTGTCGCCGTAAGACCGAGATTCATTTCCAGAAGACCCTTCATCAGACCGAAATTAGTTCCTTTGTAGGATACTTCGTCTGAGAAGTTTAGTCCACCCGGTAGGTATAGACGAACAGTTTCTCCGGTGGCCACCAGACCACCCGCAGCAAGACGAGAGGTTTTATCTGTCTTGACTTGGGTTGATTTTATGCTTCCTTCTGCAATCTTTTTCACCTGCGATAAACTGTCTTGAAGTTCCTGAGTTCCACTAGTAAATTTATTTATATTTGTTTTAGACAATCTGACTATATTGGCATATTCTGTTATCAATTTACCATTTTCATCATACGCATTTGGGTCTGATTGAATCGTTCCGAATATCTCATCTACTAACCGACGCCTTGCATCAGCCTCGCCCTTTTCGATGGTGGTGTCCCAACGTCCGATTCCCTGACCATCTTTCGTGTCTGCTTCGATTTCTTTCAAAGCATCCGTCTTCATCTCTGACAGACTTGCCGACCCCTCTCCCCCTCTCGCTTTTATGGCGTCAAGTTTTTCTTTGACTCCATCAGTTGACTTATGGAATACAGTAAATTCAATGAGATGTCCTGAATCATATGCCGTTTCAAGATCAGACGGATAGTAATACACCATAATATTGTCAAACTTGTCAGCGTCCATCCTACGGAAATTCTTATCTCGATGATATTGTTCAATGAGTCCAGCCATCTGTACGGATCTCCTTCTTCCTCCATGTATATATAAGAGGGAGCCGAATCTCTATGGCATACAAGGGTAAATACACTCCCGACAATCCAGACAAATATGTTGGAGATCCAACCAAGATCACTTATCGATCTCTCTGGGAGCGTCGGTTTATGAAGTGGTGTGATGCACATCCGGGTGTTGTTGGGTGGGGTTCGGAAGAGATCGTGGTGCCGTATATCTCCCCTATAGACAAGAAGCCACATCGTTACTTTGTTGACTTCATCACAATCACCAAAGACAGAAACGGAAACCAGAAAGTGACTCTCGTAGAGGTCAAACCACACAAACAGTGCAGTCCTCCCGAGAAGAAGAGCAGGGTGACTAAACGGTATCTAAATGAAGTAAAGCGGTGGGGAATTAATGAGGCAAAATGGAAGGCTGCAACCGAATTCGCAGAGAATCGGGGCTGGACATTCAGAGTACTGACAGAGAAGGACATTTTCAAAAAGAATGCCACTAAGCGTAAACGATCTAAGACTACTAAGAAGTAGAGCAGGAATACCATCCGATATCAAGTCTTCTCTTGATTGGTTTTTAACTAAAGTCAGTGGTATGGAGAAGGACGGGTCGAAGGTTCTTCGTTCGTATCGGGATGAGGTCGTTACCAAGATCAAATTGGGCGATATGTACCTCTACAAGTATCTCCCAGAACATCGGAAGACGTTACCGTATTACGATATATACCCCATGATTATTGCTCTCGACTACAAAAAGGATGGTTTCCTCGGAATCAACCTCCATTATATTCCGCCAAAGTATCGAGTCGTTCTATTGAACAATCTTCAGAACACAATAAAAACTGTCGCGGGTAGAGACATTTTCAAGATCAAGTATCCCATCATCGCAGCATCCAAGAAGTATGCATACGCAATGCCTTGTTTGAAGCACTATAAATACAAGCAACTCAAATCAATGGTTCGTCGAATCCCGCACGAAGAATGGTCCCTTGCATCCATTTTGCCTATCGAAAAATTCAAGAAGAAATCGAAGCAAATTGTGTGGAAAGAGAGCATAAATAAAGCAAGGAGATCCTAATGGCTCGCATAGTAGATATGGTCAACCGAATAAACCATTATGGTACGGTCAGACCAAACAAGTATAAAATCGAGTTTGCTGGTATTGCTATTGAAGAAGCATCCAAGCAGATGTATTCTACCCATACCAAACCAGATGGATCCGAAGGATACACCAACAGAATCTCGTTGAGTTGTAAGTCGTTCTCAATGCCGGGAAGGACAATCACCTCCCAAGCCTTCAAGACTAGAGGACTCCAAAGGAAGATTCCTTACGGAAGACTATACACCAACGAGGTGTCTTGCACTCTATTGCTGGGCGCAGAGATGTTCGAAAGAAAGGTGTTTGAGAGATGGATGGACAATATCGTTGATCCTCTTACTGGACGATTCAAGTTCTATGACTCATATGTGTCCGATGCATATGTGACTCTGTATTCGGAGAAAGATGTTCCTATCTACAAGATTGGACTAACCGAAGTCTATCCTACTAACGTAAATGCTTTGGAGTTGTCTACCGAAGCAGGAGCCGCGTTGCTAGAGCAGAACATCACTCTAGCATTCAGACATTATTACCCAATCGATATTTCTGGCGGAGAGTCTTCAACTACACCGCAGGGTAAACACGATACCTCAACATCACGAAATTCATCAGAGTTCACTCCAATGAGAGGAACTCCAGCGAAACATGCGAACGATGGTGGGGTTCAAGACATCCTTGAGGTATCCGACGAAGCAGACTTTATGAACAACCAATTTTCAGGCTTCGGTGATGACTAACACCAATTCTTGGATAATACAATGACCCCCCCCTACAAGTGTTCTACTACATGGAGATAGATAATGGCACTACCAACACTGAATGTACCGTATTATGAAACAACCCTTCCCTGCACTGGGAAGACAGTAAACTACCGACCCTTCTTGGTGAAGGAAGAAAAAGTTCTTCTAGTCGCAGCAGAAGACGGAAATAATTCAACCGTATCGAAGGCTTTGGTTGAGGTGGTCAATTCCTGTGTGAAGGACTTGGACTCTTCAACCCTTCCTGTATCAGATCTCGAATATCTGTTCCTACAGATTCGGATCAAGGCAGTTGGGGAAATTATTGAAGCCAACATACCCTGCCAACACTGCGAAGAACCAACACAGATCAAGATGGACCTAACGAAAGTCAAGGTCAACGTCAAAGACAACAACGACCCAAAGGTGATGTTGACCGATGACATTGGTGTGCAACTCAAGTATCCTGATATGAAGATCGTTTATGAAAATGCATCCGAGGATGGTGAGATCGATCCTGCACAGAGTTTTGATGTTGTGGCTGATTGTGTTGAATACATCTTCGACAAAGACAAGACCTATAGTTCTGGTGATCACGACAAGGCAGAGATTATGGACTTCCTTGACAGCCTTTCGCAGCAACAATTTGCAAAGATCACCACGTTCTTTGAGTCCATTCCGACAATGACATACGACCTCAAATATAAATGCCCCGAATGCTCGAAGCAGAACAAGAGAACATTGGAGGGTATTCAGGATTTTTTCAGTTATGCCTCTGCCACATGAGTATGATTGGATACTTCAAGACCAACTTCAATATGATTACACATCACAACTGGAGTCTTGATAGTATCGAATCGATGATACCGTGGGAGAGGGACATATACGTCATTTTGCTCAATCAATATATAGAAGAAGAGAACCAACGAATTTCCAAAGAGAACAGTGAAATGCAGAGTATGAGATCACGAAGTAGGTAAAACCCAAATGCCAGAAGACTCTGGAATACCAAATCCTGAAGACCTCAAGAAAGCAACTGAGGAACTAAAGAATCAGGCAAAAGCCACGGACGACCTTGCAAAGTCAACCGAGGCTGCTGCTGATGCTACATCGAAATTGGATGATGCTTCTAAGAAGGCTGTTGATTCTGGTAAGGAAGAGGTCAAACTTACCAAGGAACAGATTGAGCAGAAGAAGAAACTAGCAGACATCGCAGCGAAATCTAAAGCAGACAATAAGGAAGCGATAGAGGCTGGTAAAACTCAGGCAACAATTGCAAAGGCCTTCGAGAAGATAAGTTTCACTGGGATCTTCAAAGCAAGAATGGCAATGAAGGGGTTTATGAAGTCTCTTGGTTCTCTGGACGGCAAAGAGATCAACGCTTCGGCAAAGATTGAAGGACTTTCTGATCTTGCGGATGCATTCCAGAAGTTGAGTACGGTTGGGTTCTTTGGAGCAAGACGAGCAAAGAAGGGGATGAAAATCCTCGGGGGTGCGCTTGTTGATATGCAGAAGATGGCTGGTGGACCTCTTACAATGGTGACTACCGGTCTTGGTGATATGTCAAAAATGATGGAGACAATGGGGGGTATGGGATTCTTCGCGGGAAGACGAGTGAAGAAATTCCTCTCGATGTTCATCAGTCAACTGACTCCCTTTATGAAAGATATTGCTGGGTTGGACACCGGACCTGCACTTGAACCAATCTTCAAGATGATTGATGGGTTCTCTGAGTTCGCAGACAAGGGACGAAAAGCAAAGAAGGCAGTCAAGGCACTAGCAGAAGCAATGGCAACTGTGATGGGTATGAAGATCAAGGCGGGGAAAGGGAGTGGTGGTAAAGGTAGTCTTGAGGAAGAAGAACGTGAGAAAGCAAGATTAGAAGAGGAAAGAAACCAACAACTCATCGACGCTATAACAGGAATTTCTACCAAGAAGGAGGGAAAGAAGAAAGGGAATTTGTTTAGCGGAATACTTTCTATCTTTACGGGAATTTTTGGGCTGATTTCCAAGATAGTTTTGATGAAGGGTGCTATTGGGGGGGTTTTGAAAAATGTAACGGGAATTTTTGGAAGCAAAAATAAGGTGATGGCCAAAACTGCCAAGAAAACAACCGGGATTTTCGAGGGAGTCATCAATTCCATCAAAAAACTCATAGGCGATTTTATCAACATCGTCAAGAAGGTTGTCAATTCAGTTGGGGATATTCTAAAGAAAATCGTTGATACGGTAGTAAAGGCCTTCAAAAAAATAGGGAAAGGAATTGCTAGTGTTATTCAAAGTTTGTTAGAGGGTCTTGGAAAAGGACTTTCTGCGGTAGGAAATCCAAAAGCACTAATAGGCGCACTTGCTCTAGTAATTATTGCCGCTGGGGTTTTCGTTCTGGCAAAAGCATTCGTCGAATTCACTAAAGTAAACTTCAAGACTCTAGCGATAGGAATTATCGCCATCGTAGCCTTGACGGCTGTGATGATGGGTCTTGGAATGCTGATGTCATCCGGTGTGGGTGCAGTTGCACTTCTACTTGGTGCAGCAGCGATGCTTATTATAGCAGGAGCAGCACTGGTTCTAGGAATTGCAT